CGTCTTGTCCGTAAATATCTTTTCCTGCTTCATACCAAATAGTACCATTGGAATCAATCATATGTATTTTTAATTTTTCTTCTCCTTCTTCAGTTGCTTCTGGGTTATAACCTTTGGCTTCACCAATATGAGTTTCAACTTCTTTAGGAACATCGTCTTGGTCTATTGGAGTACCCATATCTGCTTTTCTTACTTCTGCGTTGATATAACAACTTGTACCATCACATTTGGCTTTTAATTCTTCTCCATCTTTTTCTACATGGACTGCCTTTGCTAATGGGTTTACATCTGTAATTAATGCGAATGCAACTGCTGGGTCTTCACATACTGCCACTTCATATATCTCTAGGTCTTTTAATCTGTATGCCATCGTTCCATCTGATTGTGGTACTGGTATTCTGTTTGCTTTTGTTGCCCCTCCGAATGATAATCCTTTGTAAGTACCATCAACTATTTGTTTCCAAATGAAATCATCTAATGCTGTGTTTGAATGTATTTTACCTAAAATTTTAATTGCTGGGAGTTTCTCACCATTTTTAGCCTGAAGTGTTACTTTTTCAAAATTGATACCTCTGCCTACAATACGATTTGAATGAGTGTCTGACATTGGTGCATTTCTCTCCATCCATATTGGAAGAGCCTTGTATAGTTCATCTATATCTGTAATCTCTCCTTGACGGTCTTTAATCTCTACTGATAATATGCCTTCAAAGAAACGGTCTGTATTATCTTCTTTAATAACTAGTTGTTTTGTGACAAAATTGGACACAGTTATCTCGTCTGTCATGTATATCTAGTTGACGCTAATGCTTTATAAATATTCTTAATAATAAAAAAAGAGGGTTACGATTGTGTAGTCGTATTACCGTTTGACTGTCCTGCTCTAAATCCAAAATACATTAGTGCAGCACCTGCAAATATTGTGCTGAATTGCCATGCCTGACTAAATTGTTCTTGTGTGATTTTTATATCACCGTATACAAATCCAGTAGCAATTCCGACTCCTGCTGTTCCTATCAACAGAATTATAACTGATGATGCTAGAACTAGAGCCATTTCATTTTTTGTGAAAGCCATGTAAATCCAACCATTAATCAGGTATTTAAACTTGATGTAGAGTTATATCATAATGGCTATGACTACACCGGCTGTTGCTACAATTACACCTAATATGGATACTATCTTTCTGAATTTTATTAGAGATGTTTCTCTTTTTACTGCTTTATGCCCAGCCAGAATTTGTTCCTGTTCTTTTTTATAACGTGTGAGTTCTTTACCGACTAAAAGGTGTGTATCAAACTTGCCTGATATATCTGCCTGTGATTCGACAAGTTTGTTGATTTGTTCCTGTATGTCGTCTATTCGTTCGAATATACGTTTAAATGCTATGTCATCTTCCATGTGTGTAATCCACTGTTATTCTATTTAAGTATTCTTTCTGAGTTCTAGTTTAGGGCAATAAGATGTCCTGTATGTATTAATGCTAGTATGATTTCAGGTTCAGACACAAATTGCTCTAATAGGTCTTCTGGTGAGCCTGTGCCGTCAAATGCACCACATGCGTAACATATTGCTATTGTGAATTCACCGTCTGAATACACGTACATATCCTTACCTTTCCTCGTACAGTTGTCCAATTGGCATGTTGGCACGTTATTTAACTTTTTTGGCATATCGACACTACAAACAGTTTATTAATAAGTATTATGTAAACTACAGTCATGGCGTCATCAATATATGTATATAGAAGCATAGCCGAATACAAAAAGTATTATGAGGGAAAACATGAACAACTTATATACCAAATACCTATACTTGATATGTATGTTGATACAGACAAAGAGAAGATGTTTGTCATTACTAACCAAGATTTGGATTCACAGAAACGCAATATAGATTTCTTTAGAACCATTGTACATGTTAGGAGTGAGACATTAGTTCCTAGTGTTATTAGTAATGATGAGTTTAATGTTAGAGTTGTTCAGCATGGTAAGGTTATGTATAATGGTAAGAGTGGTAATATTGAGTTCTTCCCCCGATTTAGAGGATGTGATATGAAACAACATGCAGACAGATTTATTGGTGGTGCTAAGGACGAGCAGAAATATCTTTTAAAGTATGACTATCGATATTATGATTTTCAGCAAGATAGGATAAATCTAATTTTAGGAGATGTGCAAAATTCGGTTTTAGATAATTTACGTTCAGTTTTGGGAAAAGTGGGTCGTTGCATATTTCCTCAAGATAATAAATAGTTGGTTTCTCAGAAGCCCAATGTTTAATCCATCTGTCATAATCTAACTGTTCAAAGATATTATTAATTTCATTTTCATTGTTAGGAAAATTAACATATGTGTATAGGTTCACACCCGGATGAAAATATAAAAAGTTAGATAAGAATGCTAGTTTTCTATCCTTTCTAAAAATTAGAATCTTTTCAAAGTCTTTGTATTTCTCACTCCATTCTTTATTGGGAAATCCTTTTCTATAAATACATTCTATCTTTTCTACAATACAGCCGGGGTATTTCCTGTAAAGGTATTCTACTAAACTAGTCTGTCCACATTTGTAAGCACCTATAATTGCAAATTTTAGAGTCTTACTTTCCGTGTATCCTCACCGGTCATAATCTGTTTCCATTCTTTACCGTGTTTTCTACGCATTGATTTCCAGAATGGGTCATGTCCGAATTGTCCACCTGCTTTGTTATATGCTTTAGTGGTATCAGCAACTCGTCTGTTGCAAGTTCTGCATAATCTACAATTGATTTGTTCGATATTAAAATGATAGTCTCTACAGAAATAACATAGTCCATAATATTTCGGGGCTACAACAGCCAATAAAGCCTCTCTACCTTTCTTACCTGCACAGTCTCCACATATATCTACAAGTGTTGCTGCACAAGCTGCTTTAGTAAAACAACCAAAACATACTGCTTCATTATCATCGTTTACGTGTAGGTATTCATTTGATTGGTGTGCTTTCCATAGTCTCTGTTGATTCTCGTTAGCGTTATGTTCTCCACCGGAGATTTTTCTATCATTACCCAATCTGTTTACACCCACACATATTACATTCGTAGTCATCTCTAGTAGATTGATGACATGAACAGTCACATGGTAGCAAACTGCACTCACCGTCTTTACATTCAGGCAATTTCTTTATCCCTCTTTAGAATGGTTAGTTTTCTTAAGCACTCATCAATTATGTACACCGATTCTGTATGTGCATCGACATTGTCAGAAAGTGTGATTGCTCCAAAGATTCTGTCAATCTCTTCAAGTATTTTATGTTTAGTTACATTTGATGGTATACCTACCATTGTTGAAGCAATATTCATCCATGAATTTGTTGACAATGTTTCGTCTTTGTTAAGTTCTACGGTTACTGTATTATCTGAACCTGTAATAATATCATCTGGTAATGATTGTACCATTTTTGGTTTTTCTGTTAAATTAACTGTTCTAATTTTTCCTTGTGCTTCCATTGTTTTTGTTACAAGTGGTGATTTTTTCTTTCCCATATTTCTTTTTACCTTTTTGGTATGGGTACAGTTCTCTTCACAGTTAAGATGTTTCTTCATTATCATTCTCCCATCTGTTAAATGAATCAAACTCATTATCTACAAGTTCTCTTGCGTCTCTTACTGTCATCTTTGTTACCTTTCTTAATTCGTCTACTGTCTTGGTTTTCTTCCAACCGAAATCAAGTGAAGTCTGTAATGTGGTTTTAACTAATTCGTAATTGTTTGGTGTAATTCCATTAGGGAAATTCTTTCTGATACCTCCTGCTCTACCTGCTCCTCTTGGGTCACCTTGATTACCACCCTCAGTTCCAGTTCTCTTTCTTCCGGGAGCACCTTGCATACGTTGCTGTTCTTCTTTTGGAGCAGCACTGCCTCTACCACGTTCACCCGGCTTTAAAACTGTATCCTGATTCTCTTCACCCGGCTGTTTATTCTGTTGATTGAATTGGTCTTGTAAAGTAACCACAGGTTCTTGTGAAACTTCGAATTTTCCAGTTGGTGTTCTGGTAACTTCGAATCCTAGTTCTTGATAGGCTTTCATGTTTTCAATTTCAACACCTTCAATCTGTAGGTCTCTGAGTTTGTCAGTTTCTTCACCTTCGTTAAGTTTGATATCCCAATCGTCAATACCCAAATGGTCAGCGATTTTTCTAAAGAATGATTTGTATAAAATATCTTGACCCCATTTGACAGCACGGTTTGTGATTGTAACTTGCAGTCCTTCTTGTGACCAACCAGTAGGAAGTTCACCGAAGTAAAGTGGAAGGACACCATACAATGCACCGATAATCATTCTGAGTTCTCTTCTAATAACTGTAAACTCTAATTCCTTTAGTGAGCCAGTAAAGTCAAGCCATTCAGCCATCTTACCTTGTGCTCCTTTATCATTTTCTACTAACAGTGGTTGTATAGAATATGGGTCTTCTAATGCTTTTTGTTGTAATACATCCCATGATTTTCTGAAAGTTTCATAATTTCTTGAAGATAGAATAAGCATTCCTCTTGGAGGTCTCATCTTGTCGAAATATTTTCTAATGTATTCATCCATGTGAGACAAAGCCATTGCCTTTGACCAGATGGTATAAATTGGTGAATAACCATAAAGTAATCCCGGTGAGTATTTTCCAACTTTCCATATGATTTCTCCTTTAGCATAAACAACTCTTTTTGGTGTAGGAACACCGAGTCCATAAACTGTGTTAACTTCGAACCATGCAGGTAATCCAATTGCATTACAGATGTGACATCTTGCCTCTTCACCATCTTTGGTATACATGAGATTTTCTTTTCGGTGGGCAGGGTCAGGGCAAACCATAACTTGAGCACCAGTATCAGTATAACCTAATCTACCATCAGCGTCAACAATGAATGCAATGCTAGGTGGGTCTATTCTGATATATTCAGTATACTCTTTAACTTTAGATTTTCCAGTATCATCATTGATTTTATATTTAGGGGAAGTAAGCATAAATGCCATGTCGAATATTTCAAGGTCTTGTTCTAGTTGTCTAGATAGTTCTTCTAATGTCTGCTCGTTTCCATTGATTGGTTTTGTCATTAGGTCTTCTAGTCTTTTTCTGTTTGCTGGGTCTGGTTTTACTATGTTATTTCCCCCACATGTATCACACATGAGTGGGTCGTCTTTTAAATCTTGAACATCTGAATTAGGCATCTCATCTACTGATATAGTTTCTTTCTTTTTCTCATGAGGTGGATATTCAAATTGTTTTGAACAGTCCTGACATTTGTATTTGAATCGTTCTTTGATTTCAAATCCATTCTTGAACATTTCTCTGTTTAAAGTATCAATTGGAATTCTCACTGCGTCTACAGTCTTGGCTAGTTCAACAACCATAGCCATTGGGAATGGGAAAATTGGTAATTTAGCACCTGTATCGGTACTCATCATAGGCGTGGATACTGTAGGTCTTACAGTTTGTGTAGTATTACGTTTGGAAATGAAATTAAATCCTTTAGATAAACTATCATACAAACCCATATGATATTGTCACTATGTCACACTATATAAGGATTCTGTCAAGATTTGTCAAGTGTAATTAGTAATCTTTTTATCAAGTTGTGATGGAATAATTACATGTTCTATGAAGAATATATCCTATACCCAGAGGAAGAAGACCCTAGAGCAGAGTATGTGTCAGATGAATTAAAAATTTATTACTATATGTCTAATATGATAGAAGGTACTCACGATTTTATGGATACTGTTACTCACGAATGGTTGCATGGACTATTTGATTGGGCTACAGAGGGAGCAAAACATGAAGAAGAAAAAATAGATGCAGATGGGGAACATTTCATAATGCGGTTGATGAACTTCAAAGACTAGGCATGTTTTTCACATGAGATATCTCTAGTTTCTTTGATACATTTACAAGATGTTGTTTTCTTTGTAGTTTTGATGACTACTTCCTCATCAATTACATCATATTCTTTTACGCGTGAACCTGCCATCCTTTTTAAAGGCTTCTTTTCTTATAAAAAGATTGAGATATTCCTATTATCCATTTTCATACTTATATATATTATATATATAACTTATATAACAATAACATACCGTTAAACTTAACTAGTAACCAAATAATACCAAATATGGTCACGGAAATGATTTGTAGAGCGAAATCAGACGGAAAATACGATTCTGTAAGGGTTTCTGGGGTCACAATTGAACAACAAATCGAAGATGACAGAAAATTTGGCTTTTTATCACCAAAAAACGGTGTTTTGAACTACATTATACTCAATAATGACAAAGAAATCACAGAAAAACAGGTAAAAAGAGCAGTTTCGATGGCACTTTTCGGGTGGAGATTGCACGTTCCAATCAAGTTTAGACGTGTAAAAAACCGATTAGACGCAGATATTACAGTACAATTCAACTCAGAAGAGGACGATGAACTTTTAGATAAAAATACATTAGCATATATGTACTATCCACTCGGAGGAATCAATGATGGCAAATGTGTCGTAAATAAGCGATTTCACTGGACAAACCACGGTAAAGGGGTGGATATGCATGAAATAGACCCAACACACTATCCAATTCCTACCCCAAGCAATCCAAAGGGTAAAACATGGGATTTAGACAAGGTATTGCGTCACGAGTTTGGTCATGGTGTATTCGGTTTGCCTCATTCCCAAAGCGAAGCCAGAATCATGAGTGGTAATGAATCATTCATGGCAGAGTTTTTCACGGGGGAAGACATAACAAGAGCACAAGCAAAAGCAGGAATCAGAGAAGGGTTTGCACATAGATTAAAACAGTTGACCGGCTGGTATAAAATTAGAAGTAACAACTCTTAGTAAGTCTTATATATCAAATTATTAATTTAACCATGTGGATATGGTTACAATTTTTATTGCTCTCTTGTTAGGCGGACTACTCGGAGTAGGTATCGGTTCCTTTATGGCTGACGATACTCCACAGATGAATACTATTTGTGATTCATTTCATTCCGAAGTTAAAACTGTTACATCTGTAATTGGTGGAACCGCAGTTCCTTTAGAGGTAACTGAATATGTTTGTGATGATTTTCACATGAGGGATAAATAATGTTGAATACAGAAAAGATAATTTCAGGTGGGTACTTGATATCAGATGAGTTTGCATATACATTATCAAAGATATATGGAGTTGAAGTAATACGTTAAACACAGATAAAATAAATGGTGGGTATGATGTACGAGTTGATTACAATCCTTGGTCATCATCAGGTTCAGAGCCTGAGCCGGGCAATGTTGCAGTACGATTTGATTGCGAATCATTAAGGAGAATTATAGGAAATTGAAATTATCTAGAAAAGAATTAGAGAGCACTGTTTGCCTAGCGTGTGCAAAGAAATTTGGGGAGCATACAAAAGACAGAGGCACGAAATTCAGCATAAGTTCATTAATGGAATGCATGTTTAGAATCCAAGGTACCTATATGGAAATTGCAGATTTGAAACAAAAGGATATGGAAACACATCCCGGGGTAATGGACATGCGTTCAGATATATCTAAAGGTGATAATAATGAATAAATTTGGTATTGGTTTTTTAATTGGTATTATTCTATTGTTTGGTAGTATTGTTATTGCGTCTGAATATAAGTATGGTCAGTCACCGGGAGAAGTGATAGGAGAATTTATTTTCATATTAGAATCAATGGAATGTGATGAATTATATTATACCATTATTAACGATGATTTAGAATATACCAAAAAGTTTTATATGGACAATTGTATATTTGGTGATACTAATGCTTAATACAGATAAAGCCTACGGCAACTCGAGCATAGTTGAGCCTATGTTCGGTGGACTATCTATGTTAAGAGTAATGGCAGCCAACGCTCATAAGGAAGCAGTTGAAAATTTATTATTGAGGGATTTGAATGACACTTAGAAGAAATTATGGTATTAGTATAGAGGCAATACAAAGGATTAAGAAATTAGAATTATTAGAACGGATTGCAGTAGCATTGGAGAAAAATAATGCTTAATACAGATAAGATAAATAATGTAAAAGAACGTAGTTCAATAGAGGTTATAAATTTTTGGGAGAATTTGCTTGCTAAACACTGATAAGATTAATGGTTATCCATATTATGAAGATACCCCTAAACGATATCCATTTATTTCAATAACACCTGAAACATTTAGGGAGTTTATTAATGCTTAATACAGATAAGATAAACAATATTAAAAAACAGTATGCAGAAACATACAAGTATAGTGACGGCATGTATGAGACAAAATATTATCAAGACTCTGAATATTTATGGGGGCTTGACACTGTAACAACAAGAGAACATCCTTTAGGATGGGAGATGGAAGATGGTCATATTGCGAGGTATGATATTGTTCGATAGAAGCGAAGCCAATCCTTTAAGTGAACTGGATAAGAAAAAGTTCTACACAATCGTGGGGGTTTCAAAGTGCGGCACTACATCCACAGCGAAATACTTACAAAGTCTGGGGTATTCAATTGAGAAAGCCGATGGGTGGTTTGACAAGCCTAAATTTATAGAGTCATGGGCTAACAAGAATAACCAACAGCATATTGTTCCCTTGATTATATTAAGAGACCCAATTGAAAGGGCATGGAGTCACTTTCATTATATGTTCCAGAACAAGCCATATGATGAGACAGATGACAAAATTAAAGCGGAGCGTCTCGAGAAGGTGTCGAGGCTATCTTGCTATACCAGATGGTTAGGCGAGTGGCTAGATTTGGGGGCAGTTGTGCTCTGGTATGAGGACTTGATAGAATTACCGAATTTCCCTCACGAGAACAAAACAAAAGTTAAACCTGAGTTGGATGAGGATACTAGTGCTATGATTAATAATTTTATTATGGATGAGTATTATTCTTTTTTTACGGAGTTTTCCCCCACGACTAAGACTGAGTAATACTTATATATCATTCCATTATATTAGATATGTCCTTCAGGGATTACCTTGATTATTTCGTGAGGAATAGTCGGTCGAGAGATTAATGAAAGGTAGCCCTCTTAGGATTAGGTCTCTTCGCAGACTAAGGTGAAAGTTTAGGACTGGTTTAGCCAGAGAACCCCCATCACCTTTGTTAATTCTTTTAGATATACTTATATTCTTCTTCCCCCGGACATTATATATGTCCTCTCGAGAAGATAAATCTGAGACTAGTCACCAAGGTGAAAAGTCTTTAG